TTTAATAATTCTCATCTTAAATGGGTTGGATCTGCTTATCAAGTAAAATCTAAAAAATTAAAAAATAACCATATTTATTGATAGTAAATTATTAATAACACATGTCTTTTAATTCAACTGAGTGGAGAAATTTATTATCTAATCATTCAGGATCACAAGTAGGAACTCGATCTTGGTCGGTGTTGGGAAATAGCCAATATCAGGGTGAATATTATGGCACGGTAACTAAAGTATATTCTGGTACTCCTGATACTTATAATATGAAAGTAAGAATTGAAGGGTGTAAGGGTACTTCTAGTAACCCTAAAACTGTTGAAAGTTTTTACTCAGTAACTGGACAGCGCTTTACATTTCAAACTTATTATGCTCCCCAAACCTCTACATTTCTATACCAAACATTAACAAACACTATCTTTAGTACTCCATTTTCTGCATATACATTAGGAACTTTGGCAATTGTTGCTGATACATCCTTTATTACTTCCTTTACTTCAGAACAATTTTTTAACCAATCAGGTACAGTAACAGCATTTAATGGAAATAATTCCCATAATTTTTATAATTATTCTCCTTGGGGAGCTTCTCCTTATAGTGGGGGCAGCCCAGGAAGTGATGTTGCTATAGGACGTGGACCTTCTGGTTCACCTTCTTCAGGTTATCCATATCAAAGATATTACATTTTTTCTGGATGTCCTTAATTAATATTATTTAAATGCCAAGAACTACTTATTATTATAAGGATTTTAATGCAAGAGGAAGTGATTTTCAAGGGCAACAATACTTTAAAATTACTGAAGACATTGAGGTTAGAGGTTTAGATGAACCTACTCAATTAATAATGGTACTTAATAAAACGTCTAATCCTGATAATACTGTTTTTTATTCAATAAGATGGTCTTGGAGTACATATGTTACGACAGATAGAAATCTACAACCACAAAATGGAGGTTATTTTAATAAGTGGCAAAAGGTTAAAAATCAAATAACTAGGGCAGAGGAGATACGAGAGGATGGACTAGGAATCTTTTTCGAGAATTATAAAAGTCTTTATGAGGCTATTTATAATACAGCTGATGTAATAAAACCTTATTCCACTCTTTATAAAACAAAACAAACCCGACCTCCATTTGCAACAAACCAACTCACCGAGCAACATTTTTATTACTTTTCTAATTCAAAAACAAATGGTTCACTCGTTACAGTAAGTTGGGACTCAAGCAGGAATTGTAATATGATGGGGCTTTCATTAGTTACAGGAAATAAAGATCAAAGCGCTAAAAATCCAATTAAAGCAGCTTATACGTTGTGGAACTCTTCTGAATATGCTCAGAATTATGGTAATATTTTTGATGAACTTTATTATTTTAATATATATAATAAGAAGCAAGCAGAAGGAGAAAATCTGTCCCCTTTTTGGTATGAAGAAAGTGGTGGTGGTGGAATTGATGAAATCGCCACTCCGGTGTTTGATTCAGGGCGATAATTCAAGATAGTTTTTATATGAATAAAAAAGTTATATTAATAGTACGTGAAGGATGTCAATTATGTGAAGTATTAGAATATGAACTAGTACATAATGAAAAACTCGAAGTTCTTATTTTTTCAGATATCACTCATCCTGATGTATTTCAAGAATTTACTCAACGTTTTGGTATTAGTAGATATCCTGCTATACAAGTAGATGAGGGCACTGATTTTATTACAATACATGCAGATCCTAATTTTATAGAATCTACTAGTGGTGCTGGTTCTAGTATGAATAAAAAATTGTTTTACTTTGAAAATACAGTTAACAAACAAATAAGTAAACTAAAAGAACTACTTAAAGACTAATTTGGAAACGCCCTTAGCAGGACGTATATTTATATATAATTAAATACGTTATGCTACAAGCTGAACAGATCAAACAAAACTGGGACACGTTCCTAAACATAATCGATACGCATATCACTGGCGAACGCAAGGATAAGCTACTCGAATTTTACAAGCAATATGAAGATAGATTTATATTGCTTCCTGCTTCTCATAAAAAAGCTTATCACAACTGCTTTCCAGGCGGCTACATCGACCACGTGCTGCGCGTTATAGAATGTTCTCTCAAATTAGATAAGGTTTGGAGAGAAATGGGTATGGCAGATACTTATACAACTGAAGAATTAGTATTTTCTGCTATCAATCACGATTTAGGTAAGTTTGGTAATCTAGAACAAACATCTGTTTTCGATAACGATAATGAGTGGGAGATTAAAAATAGAGGTGAATTATATAAGTTTAATACTAATATTACTTACATGTCTGTTCCAGATAGAAGTTTACATATCTTATTTTCACTTGGTATTCCAATGAGTGAAAACGAATATATTGCTATTAAAACACATGATGGTATGTATGATGAAGCAAATAAATCATATTTATTATCTTATATGCCTGAAACTAAACCACGTTCGTCTTTACTTTACGTTTTACATCATGCTGATATGATGTCTGCTCGTATTGAGTATGAACGTGAGTGGTTACCTAAACTAGTAAAGGGCAATACAAGTAAACCTCCTAAAAAAGAATTTGTCTTAAATAAATCAGGACAATCAGCCCAAAAACAAAAAGCACTTAAAACAATGGGCAACGATAATCTAGCTAACATTTTAAAAAATATATAATATGAATTGGGGAATAGTAGCTATTATACTTTGGATAGCAACAATTATAGGTTATTTTGTTCGTAACCTAATGGTTCAAAATGAGAAATTAACTCGTTTAATAGAAGAAAGAGATATTTACATTAATAATCTTGATGCTGTAGTTGAAGATATTAATAAGCGTCTTCAAGAAATTGATAATAGAGGCACATTTGCTAGTGATGATGAAGTAGGTTTTTTCTTTAATAGCCTAAAGCAAATGTCTGAAACACTAAACGTGTATAAAATAAGAAAATAACAAATGGTAAAAAATACAATTGATGAATTGTTAAAGGACGATAATGTGTCCCTTACAAAACGAGGTACTATACGTAAACGTAAACCAAAAGAATCAAATATTTATTTTACTTCAGATACTGAAGAAGCAATTTTAGAGTACTTACGAGCTAAAAGTCCAGCTAAACGCAATAAAATATTTAATGAACGTATTAACTATGCTTTCCATAAATTAGCGGAAAACATTATTCATACATTTAAATTCTATTATACTGAAGTAAATACAATTGATGAACTTAAGCATGAGGTAGTAGCGTTTTTACTTGAAAAATTACACTTATATAAGCAAGAAAAAGGTAAAGCATATTCGTATTTCGGTACAATTGCTAAACGTTATTTAATCTTATATAATAATGCTAATTATAAAAAATTAAAAGAAAAAGCTGAAGTAAATGCTGTAGATGAAGATAAATCTACTTTTATTAGTTTAATAAATGAAGAAAATAATAATATATCTATTAATAATTTTATTGATGCATTTATTATTCATGTTGATAAAAATTTATCTAAATATTTTCCCAAAGATGATGATATTAAAACAGCAGATGCCATATTGGAATTATTCAGGAGACGTGAAAATTTAGATATATTTAATAAAAAAGGCATATACATTTACATAAGGGAGATAACAAATCAATCAACTCCTCAAATTACTAAGATAATTAAAAAATTAAAAACAATATATAAAAGCTTACTTTCGCAATATCTTGAGCACGATAGAATACTTGATGCTTAAAAGTTTCATAAGATAATATTTATTATCAAAACATGTATGGATTTTAACCAAGTAACATTATTCGGGAATAAAACGTTCGCCGATTTACTTAAAGAAATTTATAATAATTCTAAAGATAAAGAAAAGCAAATTTCCGCTTTAATTCAGGGTTTAAAACCATTAATCGAATCCCCAGGTGATGCCACTCTTATTGTTCCATTAATTAAAGAATACATGGAAATAGCTGTTAAAAACGATGAGGCATTGATTAAAATGGCTGGTATCGTTCAACGCGCTATGATGAATGCAAGTGCAAATGAGGATTTACTTTTAAGTGACGCCGATAAGGAAATGTTATTTAAAAGTTTAGATGAATTGGGTACAAATGTTAAACAAACTGAAATAAAAGAAGCAGATGTCATTAACTCCTAATTTTGGTGGAGATATAGCTGGTTTAGGTCAGTCAAGTAAACGCGGCGGGAAAGCCCAAATATTTCCCGCTAGGGTTAAGGATATTGTATTACAACCTAGTACAGATCCTAATTCATTATTTTATCAAAATAGAGGATATCCTGCTATTGGTTTTATATCATTTCACCCTTTATATTCTGTTGTTGATTCAAATAATAAGGCTAATTTAGTAGCTGCACCAATGGATGTAAACATTAGGCGTTTGCCTTTAATTAATGAAATTGTATTAATAATACAATCAGCAGATATATTAAACGATAATCCTCAAGCGCAAAAATATTATTATTTAAATAATGTTAATGTTTGGAATAGTATACATCATAATGGTTTTCCCGATTTACAAAATTTAAATACTACACAAAAACCAGAAGAACTACTTGGATATATAAGTACTGAAAATGGGTTAGTAAAAAAACAAGATGATTCACCTAAAGATTTATATTTAGGAAATACATTTGTTGAAGATCCACAAATTAGAAACTTATATCCTGTTGAAGGTGATACAATGATTGAAGGTCGTTTTGGTAATTCAATTCGTTTTTCTCACACATCAATTTCTCCATCTCAATCAGTAGTAAGCCCCTGGAGTAAATCAGGACGTAATACAAGTCCTATTACTATTATTCGTAATGGCCAAACAAAACCTGCTTCATCTATAAGATGGACTCCTGTATTTGAAGACATTGATGGTGATGCATCATCAATTTATCTTACTAATGGGCAGGAAATTAATATGACTCTTGCTTCTAAAAACTTAGCATCATATAATATGGTTGTAACTTCAACACCTACAGTAGTTCAGATCCCTAATGTTGTATCACAACCTCAAAACCAATCCTTAAATCAATCAGAAGAGGAAGAATTAAAATTAGCTACTTCTCAATCATTAATAGAAGCTCCCGCTGTATTAACTAGACCAGTAACAGCTTCTATAGCAATAACTGCTTCTCAAGCTCCTAATAATTCAACAACTCAAAATCCTTCCCCAACTTCATCAGTAAATCCCTCACCAGAAAAAACACCTACATCAGGTCCTGGTTCTTCTAAATATGAACCTATCCCTGAATCTAAATTAGGACCATTAACATGGGCAGGTGAAGAAGTTCAAGTATTAAATTATCAAGAAAATTATTCTCAATTAGAAGAAGATGAGTCTCAATATTGGGATATGAATCCACCATCTATTAATATTCCTAAGGCATTAGAAAAATTTATACTAGATATACCCCCATCTGGACCTGCTGGAAGTTCATACACACCAGGAGCTACTGTTGCAGAAGCTAATTTAACTCCTGCCCAAATTGAACAAGCTAAAGCAATAGCTTTAAAAACTGGTTTAGATATAGTTCCTGGAAGTTATACTAATAATGCTGGTAAGGTAATATCATTAGTTGTAGTAGGTAGTCAAGTAATAGAAATCGAAGCAGCTAAAGCATTTATAGTAATGGCTGCTGCTGCTAAAGCCTCCGGTGTTAATATTAGAATTAGTAGTGGATATAGACCTCCAATTACACCTGTAAGTTGTAAATCTAGTAAAGGTGTAGATCTTAAATTTACAGCTCAATATCAATTGAGAACAGTTGATAGATGGACAGGTAAATGTGGAGCATATAACGATAATCAAAGGATGAATGCTGGCGCTAGTTGTTTCCATCCAGCAACTGCTGCTCCTCGTAAATCTAAACATGGAGATGGAATTGCTATAGATATCAACACTGGAGGATTCTCATCTAAATCACCATCTACAAGTGCTTTAACTAATGTATTTGTATGGATGGCTTTAAATGGTTGGAAATATGGATTTGTTAGAACAGTGTCAACAGAAACATGGCATTGGGAATATCATCCACAATTAGCAAAACAAGGACCATACGTTAAATTAGGAGGAAAACCAGATAATAACTTTAAAAGAACTATGACTCTTGCTGGTTTAACATATGATTTAGGAAATATTAAAGTAGTATAAAATGGCATACACTCCAGAATTTCCATATAAAGGTGATCAAGCAATTATAACATCAGGGCGAGTATTATTAAATGCTAAGGATGATTCTGTGTTTATATTTGCTAAAAAATCAATAGGTTTTTCTTCAGCTGGTACTATTAATTTTGATAGTGATGATGCATGTATTATTAATTCACCTAAAATTTATTTAGGATTAAATGCAACTGAACCACTAGTTAGAGGGGGAAGATTAGCTGATTATTTAGGAGATTTAAATGATTCTTTAGTTCTATTAGCTAAGGCTTTATCGAAAGTAAAAGGTGTACCTAGTGGTACTCCCTTTGCTGCATTAAACGTTGCAGGAACTGATTTATTAAAAACAATTGAATTACTATCTACTCAAGTAGATGGTTTACTTTCAAAAAATAATTTTACTCTGTAAATGGCTGACCCAATTATAAATAGTAATCCTAATCCTAATCAGGCGCCAATTCAATCTACTCCACCTGCTGCACCCACTCCTTCTCCAGCGGCTGGTTCAACTACACCTGCGGCTGCAGTAAAACCTCTTTCTCAACAAGAGGAATTTGCATTACAAGATCAAGGAATTGCCACAGGTGACTTAGCAAAAACAAAAACACTAGACGAAGTAGTTATAGTTGCCCCTGCTTCAAAAAGCAGAAAAAAACTTAGAAAAAAAGAAAGGGACGTAATAAAAGAACTTAAAGGAGTAACTCCAATGGATTATCCTTATATTGATAGTGCTCCATTAGGTAAATTTTTACAAAATGCTTCGAACTACGCTATTCAAATAAGTAAAGACATAAAGAAAGTAATAGTTAAAGCATCAGACAAAGTTGAAACAATAAATGAAATTGATTTATGTAATTTAGTAAGTTATTTTCTTACACAAGCTTTACCCTCAGGATCTAATGTAGAGCAACAATTTCAAAAAGTAAAAGATCAATCTGCTAAATTATTACAAAAAATAGAAGACACAGAACAAAAAATTATTAATCAACCTTTTACTAGATCTTCTATAGCTTCTCCTGCTAATGCTTTAACAGGAAGTGTTACTTCATCAAGTGCAACTACTAATGTAAATAGTGGGGCACCTGCTCCAACTAACATAGCTGCTCAAAACGCAAATTATGGTGGCAGTGGAGCATTTAATACACCCCCTACCCCCGCTGTTCAATCTGTAACAGGAGGAAATAATGGAACATCTGCTACAATAGGCAGCACTTTAGATGCAATACGTTCAGTAAAGGGACTTATTGATGGTTTAAATATCCCCACTCCAGTATTAAGAGTAATTCCTGGGGGAGGTAAATTACTAAGTTCATTAAAAAGAATTAATGAACAAATCCCCACTAACATAAGTAATTTTCCTAATCAGGATTTACAAAAAATTACTCAATCATTTTCTGAGTTAAAAAATATATTATCTGGTATTTCAATTGCTGAAAATCCTGCTGATTTATTAGCAGTATTTCAAGCGAAAAATGCCATAACTAAATTACAGGATAAAATAAATCCTGTTAAACTTATTCCTGCATTAAACGAAATTGTAAAATCACTTGAAGTTTTAAGTAAAGTTTTAAATACAATTACAAGTTATTTAGGTAAAATAGCTACTGTTATAAGAACGTTAAACACAATTGTAAATGTATTTAAAATTTTAATTAAATATATTCGTCTATTGCCTCTACCCGCTCGTTTTTTAACTTCTGGAATTATATCTACTCTTAGTAATATAGCAGATAAATTAGACGAAAAAGTAAAAAAAATAGCTTCTACTTTATCTCAAGTATCTTATTTCTTATCTACATTTGTTTCTATAATATCAGGTATTAATAGAAAATTAGCTGTATTAGTTTTAGAGTTAAGAATTTTATTACAAAACCTCAAAAAATGTAAAAAAACAACTAATCTTCCTATAACTAAAAAATTAGAAGCAGCAACGTTAGTTTTAGAAAATAGTTTAGCTGCTTTAGAAGATGTTTTACCAAAAACTAATCCAAATAAAAAGATTATATATAAAGGATTTACTTTAGAAATTATTGAAGAACAAGTAACTGATGAAGGTATTTCTATAAATAGAAGATATGGTGTTGCTTTAAATGCAAGAGGAGTAGTAGTTGTTCAAACTAAATTAACATTTGCTACTAATCTTGATATAATAAGAAATGAATTACGCTATTTAATTGATGCAAATAATCTTAATGCTAATCCAGTTAATCAAAATACAACAAGTGAAGAAGATCAAATTCTTGCAGATCTTGATTTACCAAGTGAACAAGACCAAATAAATGATGCTGCTGAAGCTCAAGCACAAATTGATAATTTAATTAAACAGATTCCTGCTGAAGAAAATCTTAAAAAAGAACGTAGTAAAAAAGATAAACGTAAGTTTAGACGTTTGGTACGTGTAGTTAAAAGATACAGAGTAACAGAAATATTTGGTAAAAGATTTACTAAAGAAGAAATTAAAGCTAAAGTATTAAATAAAAATAGATTTGACCAATTTGACGAATCTGATTTCGAAGAAGCATGGAAAGCCAGCCAATCATCCATTAACATTGCGCTGAAATAACTTATGTAAATAAATTATGATTTTGTAAATATTTATATATATGAAAGTCGAAACATTTAGAAAATTAATAAGAGAAGAGGTAAAACGCGCGCTTCGTGAAGAATTACCATCTTTACTTACTGAAGTTATTGAACAACCTAAAGGGGTAGCTAAACCAGGTCGTGCTTTTAGTGGTTTATTTGAAGAAATGGATCATAAAATTAAACAACCTATGGTTGAATCTACAGGTAACCCAATGCTCGATTTAATTAATGAAACAAAAATGAGCATGGTTGCAGGTGGTGAAGAATGGAAATCAATAGGTAATTTTGATTCAAATAATATTAATAGTTATCGTGCTGAAATGATGTCCGCATTTGGTGGAGCTCCTGCCGTAGAATCAGTTGATCAAATGATGGCAACTGCTCGCCCTTCAGCTGATATTAATCAAGTTCAAATCAATGCCGTTCCTGATTTTAGTAAAATGATGGGCGCTTTAAAAGAAAAAGGTAAACTATAATGCCCGCTGTAAATTACATATTTCGTAATAACCTAGATGGTAATAAAAGACCAAGCACTGGAGTAGGTATTTCTTTACCTTTTGATGGTCCAACAGGTATTAATCAAACATTTACTACTCAAGAAGCTATAAAATCTAATTTACTTAATTATTTTTTAACTGATAATAGAGAAAGAGTATTTAATCCTAATTTTGGATCAGGCATAAGAGGTATGTTATTTGAACAAATCACTACTTCTTCTACTAGTGAATTAAAACAGATGGTTTCAAATGAAATTGCTATTTACTTTCCAAACATTATAGTTAAAAATTTAGAAATAACTCCTCTTTATGATAATAATACAATCCAAATATATTTTCGCTATTCAGTAGCATTGACTAACATAGAAGATGAAATTCAAGTAACATTCCAAAATGCCACATTAAATGCCAACATCTAAAAAAGTATCATATATAAATAAAGATTTTGATACGTTTAAACAACAACTTATTAATTTTGCTAAAACGTATTATCCACAGTCATACAATGATTTTACTGAGGCCTCACCTGGTATGATGTTTATTGAGCAAGCTTCTTATGTAGGAGATGTTTTATCATTTTATTCTGATAATCAAATTCAAGAAAATTTTGTTCAGTTTGCTAAACAAAGAAGAAGTTTATTAGCGGCTGCTTACAGAGGAGGTTATATTCCTAAGGTAACAGCTGCCTCTACTACTTTAGTAGATATATATCAAATTATTCCTTCACAAATTGTTTTTGGTCAATCTGTTCCTAATTGGGATTATGCTTTAATTATTGAACAAGGTGCTCAACTTTCATATATTAATGACCCTACTATAAAATTTTATATTGAAAATAAAATAGATTTTACACAATCCGGGTCATTTTCTCCTACTGAATTAACAGTACGTTCACTTAATAATATAAACCAACCAGACTTTTACTTATTAAAAAAACAAGCATTAGCAGTAGCTGGTACTATAAAAACTACTACTTTTACTTTTGGTGCTCCTGAAAAATTTCCAACTGTTACTATTAATGATAATCAAATTATAGAGATAATAGATATAGTAGATGAAGATGGAAACAAATATTATGAAGTACCTTATTTAGCTCAAGAAACTATATTTACTCCTGAAGAAAATACAATATTAAATGATCCTAATTTATATCAATATAGAGATCAAGTTCCATATTTATTAAAATTACAAAAAGTTTCAAGACGTTTTGTTAGTAGATTTTTATCTGATGATACCTTACAATTACAATTTGGAGCTGGAATTTCAAATGATGCTGATGAATATATTACTCCAAATTCGGAAAACGTAGGTATAGGTTTACCTTATGGAGTTGATAAAATGACTACAGCTTATGATCCATCTAACTTTATGTATACAAAGACATATGGTGTTGCTCCTTCTAATACAACATTAACAGTTACTTATTTAGCTGGAGGTGGGGTTACGTCAAATATTCCTTCAAACACATTAGGTTTAATTGCCTCAGGTAGTATTTCATTTTATGGAAGTAATTTAAATGCTGCTCTTTCTACTAATGTTCAACAATCATTAATATTTAATAATCCCAACGCGGCTACAGGAGGTGGTGATGGTGATACAAATGATGACTTAAGACTAAATACTCTTGCATCGTACCCTACTCAGTTACGTACTGTAACTAAAGATGACTATTTAATTAGAGCTTTATCTATGAATCCTAAGTATGGTGTTGTATCTAAGGCATATGTTACTCAAGAAAAAGCAGTTACACAAAATACATTTGCGGAAATAGAAAATAATCCTTTTGCCTTAAATTTGTACGTATTATCAAAAAATAATCAAAACAAACTCGAGCCACCTACATTAGCATTAAAACAAAATTTAAAAACATTTTTAGGTGAATATAGAATATTAACAGATGCTATTAATATTATTGATGCCTTTATTATAAACATTGGCATAGATTTTGATATCGTTGTTAGACCAAAATATAATAATAGAGATGTATTAAATAGATGTTTAACAACATTAAATGATTATTTTTCTATAGAAAATTGGCAAATAAATCAACCTATAATTCTTGCCACTATATATAGTTTACTTGATACAATAGAAGGTGTTCAAACTGTACAAAACGTTGATATTTACAATATTGTAGGAGAATCAACAGGATATTCTAAATATGCTTATGATATTAAAGCTGCTACAATTAATGGAATTGTTTATCCTTCATTAGATCCAAGCATTTTTGAAGTAAAATTCCCCGGAAATGATATTCAAGGTAGAGTAGTTAACTTCTAAAGAGTAACAAGTAAGTATATTTATATAGGATTAAGTATACTTATGGCAGTTTATAAAATATTCCCCGAAAAAGATGCATTCATTTGGAATGAACAACCTGTTCAAAATACGGGCCGCGATGAAATTCTTCAAATTTCAACGTATAATAATCCCGATACAGTTAATAATAATTTAAATACATTACCCTCAGCAACTAGAGCATTAGTTAAGTTTTCACTTTCTCAAATAAATCAAGTAATAACTTTAGTTAATGAAGATAATGCTTTTTCGCAACTAACTGCTTCTTTTCAATTATATTTAGCAAACGCTTCCAATTTACCTCAAAATTATACTTTAGTAGCTAACGCTATTTCTCAATCATGGGAAATGGGCACGGGACGACTAGCAGACAGGCCAAGAACAACAAACGGAGTTTCTTGGACTTATCGTTCTACTTCTGCTTCTTTTGTTGAATGGCAAACTTCAAGTTTTCAAGCTAATGTAACTTCTTCAGACAATGGTATACAAAGAGGAGGAGGTAATTGGTATATTGTACCCTCATCCTCTCAAACATTTAATTATACCTCAAATAAAGATACTAATTTTGATGTTACTCAAATGGTTAAATACTGGTATAGTCATAGTCAAGGATATTTAGCTGGTGAATCTTTTGGTAATGAAGGATTTATTATTAGATATACAGCAAGTCAAGAATTTAATACAGCGAGTATTCAACAATTAGATTTCTTTTCAATGGATACTCATACTATTTATCCTCCAACTTTAGAACTCAAATGGCCTGATTATACTTTTAATACTGGTTCTTCATCAATTGTGAATAATAACCAATT